ACAGGCAAAAGCAAATTATCTAATTTCTCTTGCAAATGCTAGAAAAGATTGTGTTGCTGTTATTGGTCCTCATAGAGGAGATCTTGTTAACATAACTAACACAACAACACAAACAAACAATTTGATTTCTTACTTCAGTTCACTTTCTTCTTCATCATATGCCGTGTTTGATAGTGGATATAAGTACACATACGATAGATTTAATAATGAGTTTAGATACATTCCTTGCAATGCTGACATTGCAGGATTGATGTGCAGAACAAATATTGTTGCATATCCATGGTTCTCTCCTGCAGGACAGCAAAGAGGAATTATTAATAATGCAGTCAAGTTGGCATATAACCCAACAAAAGCTCAAAGAGATCAACTTTATCCTCAGAGAGTAAACGCGGTTATTACTAAACCAGGCATTGGAACACTTCTTTTTGGTGACAAAACTGCTCTCGGATATGCTTCTGCTTTCGACAGAATTAACGTTCGTCGTCTTTTCCTTACAATTGAGCAAGCACTTGAAAAAGCTGCTGAAGCACAATTATTCGAACTTAATGACGAACTGACAAGAGCCAACTTTAGAAATATTGTTGAACCTTATCTCAGAGATGTTGAAGCAAAGAGAGGACTTTTTGGATTCTTGGTTGTTTGCGACTCTACAAACAACACACCTGATGTCATTGATAACAATGAATTTAGAGCTGACATCTTCCTGAAACCAGCTAAATCAATCAATTATGTTACCCTTACCTTCGTTGCTACTCGAACTGGAGTAAGTTTCGAAGAAGTAGTTGGCAGAGTTTGATTAAAATAAATACCTAAAGGAGGACAAGATCAATGGCAACATCTAGAGAAAATAAAACAATCTCTCAATTTAAATCAGCTCTTCTTGGGGGCGGCGCACGCCCCAATTTATTTGAAGTAGAGTTAACAACACTTCCAGCCGGAGTTACTGCATGGGATCCAAATAATTTTAGATTCATGTGTAAAGCGGCTCAACTTCCAGCATCAAACATTGCTTCAATTGATGTACCATTCCGAGGAAGAATATTTAAGGTTGCTGGAGACAGAACCTTTGATACTTGGACTGTAACAGTAATTAATGATGAAAACTTCGCAGTTAGAAATGCGATGGAAGAGTGGATGGATGTTATTTCAAGACTTGAAAATAATCTTGGTGCTACAGATCCATCTGCATATATGCAGAATGCTACAGTATTCCAA